CAATAGATCTTGCCACGTGCTTGAGGCCATTGATCTACAGTACATTGATCTAAGTTAGAGAACACTTCACCACCAGTATCTATGAAACGTGCAAGGTACTCTTGATCAAACACATTCTTAGGTAGAGTCTTCTTTGCCTCTTCTATTTCTTCAGCATCTATATAAGGTGTATCATAAGATGTACCTGTGTAAGCCTGGTATTGATCATACTCAAAAGAGTTGGCTAATTGGTATAACTCATAGAACCATGTTTTACCTTTTGGCGTACTAATGAAAAGTACCTTCTTACCTCTCACAAGAAATACAGGTTTGATAGCCTCTCGCCATGCATCTTCCTTCATAAACGCCGCCTCATCGAGTACACCATAATCCATTGTTAGACCACGTATGTTATCATACTTCTCGGCCGATCTGAATAGTATTTCTGAGCCGTTCTTTAGTAAGATGTAATTCTCTGAGTAGTTACAGTTTTTAACTAAACCAGAGGCGCCTATTGCGGCCATCAGTTCTTTCTGTACTTTACTCGTTTGTGAGTATACAGGTGACACCCATAGTATTTTGCATGGGCCGTTATTAATAGCCCAATAGAGTACTAGGTTCATCGCCATCATAGACTTACCAAACTGTCTACCTACACAGGCAACATGGTACTTAGCATCACTTGTAATAATGCCATTGACCATGTCTCTCTGTTTAGGGTGTGGTGTAAAACCTGTGTATCTCATTAAGCCTCTGTTTCTTGATCTCTTTCGTCTGAGTTCACGTCAGGTCCAAAATCAAATTTAACATTCGAGAATAGATCTGCTCCATCATTACCTGTAACTTCAGTACGGGCTAATTTAGGGATTACATACTCACTTAGTTTAATCATCATCTCCATAGCCTGCTTCGGATCGTCTGCGGCTATCTGTGCAAGCCACGCTGTCATATTATCTAAGTTGTCTTCAGTTAATTGCTGATACGCCTTTCTAATATTCTCAGTAGTCTTGTTCATTGCGCCCTTCGGTCTACCACTAGGGTTTAACGACGGCATGCCTTTATATAGGTTCGGGTTGCCCCTCTTCGGTTTCTCCATCTGTGTCTTTGGTTTTTTTAATTTGTTTAAGTGACTTCTTTAACATGCGTTCGGCATCTTTGATACCTCTGTCTGTTGAGGCACTCACCTTATAGGTGATACCATCAATTTTTATTTCTTTGCTTTTCATAATAGAATTTAAGTGTTTTTTTAACCGACGTAACACAACGTCCACAAGAGGTCGGAGGCTTGTTGTCTCCTGTTAACTCGTTGTAGATACTGAATATTCTACGGTTCTGTTCTTGGGTTAGTCTTACGTTTTGTAGTACTAACGGGTTAGCGCTTAGCCATTGGTAATCTTCTTGTTTCATAATAGTTGTCTTAAGTATAATTCGCTAACAATAGAGGCCAATGCAGTATACAATATACCACGCCACCCATATAGTAATATAAAAGGTACGCAATTTAACCAAAAGGTTATGCACATATTACATTTCATCGGTTTGTCTGGCATCCACTCATATCTTGAGAAGAAGTCTGCGGCCAAGTGTCCTAAGCCTGCTGCGCCTAATATACTAATCAGTAATTCCATTGTCTATTCTTTGTTTTATATAAGCCTTACATTCTTGTACTGCTTGTGAGATTGAGGTTCTCGGTATACCTGTGAGTCTTGCTAACTCAGAGTAGTTAGACTCTTCTAACCACATATTAAATAGTGTCGCTCTAAACCATTGTTCAGTAGTATCTGATAACATGTCTTCTAAGATACCTTGAATGGACTCTATAGTAAGATCTGTCTCAAAGTCATAGACTTCATCTTGGATCTTCTCAGCGGTCTCTGGGAATAACTCGTGTACTCTACCACTTTGCCTGTATAACTTATGGTATGGGCTAGTCTTAGATTTGTATGACCTCCATATAATACCACTGAGGAATAACATACCCTGTCCAGCATCTACTATCTCTTGGCCACGTTTATGTGTGATAAACTGCTCAATAGCGTAGTGTGCTAGTTCCTGTCGGGTGTCTCTTCCACATCGGCATATGTTGCCAGACATTTTAACTATCTTATCATAGTTCTGTTCTAAAAATTTATTCAAGTCCTCTGTCTCTTTGTTTTACGTAGTGTAAGGCTTCTCGAGTTATCTTAAACTCTTCTACGTTCCTACAGTTTGCATGGCGACGCCTTACATAACGTGAATCATCATTAGTCGTTGCTATCTCGTCTGTGAGTAGATTATGATTCACACAACCTATAATGTACATCCATACCAGTTTAGATCTTTCGTCAGTAGGGGTAAACCAGTCTATTTGTTTTTGATTTCTCCGTAGTTGATTAGGGTTTCTAAGTTTAAACATCATAGTGTGACTGTATGGATCCCCAACCTCAAAGCCTGGCAGGTCGTGGCGTAGTAACCATTTGACTAGGCCAACACCGTTCTTATTACAGATAACTGCACAGTCTTCTTTACTTAGGGTATACCAATCATCGTATCCATATCGTTCACAGACTCTCTGAGCAAATGCTAGAAACATTAGTATGCCTTCATCTTTTATATGATCGAATCCACTTGGTATTTTTATATCCATTTTTTTAGTTTAGTTATATTATTTATCTAATTCTTCTAGTCGCATCTGTAGAGCAAAGATCTCATGATATATCTTTTTAGTCTGAGATTTAACCTCAGTACACCATTCATATTCCTCATAGCCTTCTAATGCCTCTAACAGTGTATCAGCATAGTGTGTTAGTGCATGTCTAATCTGTTCTAATTCTGTAAGTTTATCTTTAACTCCTGTAATAGACTCTTTAATAGTCATACCATAACTATAGTAAAACCAATCTTTAGCATCACGATGATGACAAAATATTTCTGCTTCTAACATTAGATCTTTGTAAGGATCAAAGAAGTCTGCAAGTGTTTTTTTCTTTTTCATTCGTGTATCTGTGTTATGATTGGAGTTAGTATACGTTTTACTGTATGACCTCTCTTTATATATTCGATTTTAATTAGTCTGTCTCTAGCCATATCTCTGAGTAGTCTTTTGACTTGGATGTCTCGAGAAGTCCACTGGCGGATGTGTCTATCGTTAGGATCCGAGTCCAGTTGAATCATATCAAGGACCTTTTGTTTGTAATGTGTTAATGTCATACTATTTAGTTTTTTCCATTTTTCCATTTTTTTCGAGTCTCCATATCCCCTATTATCCTCATTGTATATTATATAATTATTAACTTAATAAAAAAAGTAGAAAAGTGGAAAAAAGGAAGCTAAATGTACTCTGAGGTTGCCCAAAGTACATTTATTCTTTCCACTTTTAGTCCAGAAAATGGAAAGAAAGTGGAAATATTTCCATTTTTATCCATATTGTAATCCTAAATGGGTTCTAGTTACTGTAAAATGCTCTTGGTTTTGTTCAACATCGGCATTAAATGCGTCCTTTTTTATTGTCTTTTTGTAAGGTAAATCAAATTCTTTCATTAAACAAAACTTAATTGCTTTATCAGAGTATTTCTGTTCAGCACCTTTTTCTTCTAAGTGTCTTCTTAGTTTCTGCCCTAATGATTTAACTCTAAATGAGTACTCGTCCTCTTTTTTCATTGGAGGTATTCTAAAGTGTTCTGTAAGTATATCTTCTAATTCATCATATAAACCAGACTTAGTATTCTTTTTAAGATTACGACCAGCTTGAGTATCACACTCTTCATCTGAATGCCAAAAACGCCCATGTTTTTCAGTACGCCATAACTCTCTTTCATTAATAATCCAATTTAAAAATGCAGACTTTTCTTGTCGTAACTTCTTTTTAAAATCAGGATCTTTATCTGAAGTCTGAAGCTCTGGCATTTCTAATACTACATACCTATTTTCTTTATCTGATATACTCATAAAGTCGTGCATGTTATTAGTGGCCATAATTACTTTAGTATGGTTATCTACTTGATACTGTTGATCGCCTTTACCTTCTACAGTAGTCATTTCACTAGTTAGTAAGTTTTTAAGTCGCTCCTTTGTTTTCTTATCTTTTAAATCAAAGCTAACCTCATTTAAACATACTACGTGTTTACCAGACCAGTGAGAGTTAAAAGGATTCTCAACTTCTGCACCTTCTAAGATAATACCATTACGATTAGTAACTATATCAACTAACCATTCCATAAATGTATCTTTACCAGTTTCTGGCGGTCCAGTTAATACTAACGCACGAGTACGTTGTTTAGGTTTAGTAATTAATAACTGAATCCAATCTAATAACATTTGTAGACGATCTTCTCTATTACCAATACCAACTTTATCTAAAAGTTTAAGAGTAGTAGGAAATTCACCTCGAGTTAATTTCCAATTTGGAAACCAATGTTTATTATAGAATGCATACGGTCTACTATCAAATATCTTAGTAACATGTTCAATACGCTCTAAATAACTAGGTTCATTAATAAATCCTCTAAACTTTCTAAGTGCATCATCTCTTAATATGTGTGTACCAAAATCATCCTTAAGTGTTTGCTTATCCCATAAATCAATACCTGATCCATCAGCTCTATAATACTTTGTACCAACTCTAATGTAATTATGAATACCACCAACATTAACATCAACAATATCTCCATTAAATCTAATAGTAGAATCAGATTCATTAGTTATCTTATTAGCTAACTCTTCCTTTTCTATACGTTCTTGTTCTTGTGCCCATTTACGTTTATCATCCATAGTCCAGACATATATCTTCTCATCGTCTGGGTGTTTAGTCCAATTACATATATCTCTTAACTGTGGTACTAATCTTGTATCAATTACACCACATTGAGTTCTGATAGCAGTTTCAATTTCAGATTGATTTAGTCCAGTATTTCTAAGATTTCTTGCATATGTATATTGCCATACTTTTTTACCGTCTTCATATACCATATTTTGCATACGATACTTTAAAATAAAATCTATCTTTTCTTGTGTACGAGCATCACTGTAAGTATTAGGACCGGTCCATTCAACTGGTTTAGGTAGAAAGTCAGACCATTGAACTGAGTGTGACTCGAGCCACATCAAAATCTCAGACTTAGTAATTCTTCTATTTACTTTAGTTACTTTCTGTTCTTCATTTGCTTTATCAGCATGTATTCTAACAGCACCTGCAGCTCTAGTAAATCTAGAAGGATTCTTAGTAGCTGAATCAAATTTAAGATTATACCCTAAATCTTCAGCGGTCTTATTTAAAATACTTGCTATTGCTTTCCATAAAGCTTGATATTCTGCTTTATCTTCTACAAAAATATCTACAATTGAAATAATACTATGATAAGATTTACCACCACTCCATAAAAGAGTTGAGATAGGTAACTTAGATTTTTTAAGAATAGCAATCTGATCTTCTTTAGGTATTGGATCCTTGTTAATATCTTCATCAATCTCAAACATTAGGTTTCTATACGCACTAACATTATAGTCAGCTCGTGTAGTACCAACTTTCATAGGATTAACAGTAAAAAAACTATGTTCTTCTTTTAAACCAAGCGCTACAGGAAATACTTTAGTACCATATTCATTTTGACTAAAACAAACTAATTCATTTGCATCAAATAATACATCATAAAATTCCTGTGTGTTCTTATTCATGTTCTATAATGTTTATTTCGTCGTTATATAAATCTTTTATTTCTTGTCTATTAATGCGTACTGTCTGGTTGTATCTAGCTTGTAATGTCCACCATTTTTTAGGAAACTTACTAGCTATATCATTTAGTTCGCTACACGCACCTTTAGCTTTATCCCATTCAAATGCATCTGTATACTCTTCTATCTGATTTTCAAATTGAACTAAATACAAATCCCAATAGTCTTCTTGCCTAGCAGTGTGTATTCTATTGATTATCTCGTCGTTTGTTTTTAAGTATTCCATAATTAAAATATTTTTACAGTTGTGTAGTTATGTGTACATCCTATTTTCTTTACTATATGCTTTTTAATAAGCTTAGCCAAGTTCTCTCTGATACACTTACTAGAAAAACCTGTTTGTT